GGCTGAATCTTCTGGCATGATTGTCAATATCTTCTTTACTCATCACTTCGAAACCATATCCGCCGTTCTTTGCTTTCCAAAGCGCATACACCAAAAGCATTTCCCCTTTGTCCTTAATAGCCGGTTTATGTACCAGTTTTGGCTCCAGTCCCAATTCATACTCAAACACATCATTCTCATAAACACACTGGGCCTGTACAGTCTGAATGTTGTCATTGCGGTAAACCATGTCGATCAGACCTTTATATCCGATCTGGAACTGGCATTCCAGTTTCCCATGATTCTTATATGGAATCAGATATGCTTGTCCCAACGGTGTGTTTGGTTCCAGACCGAGCTGTGCCGCATTCATAAGCGCGCCAAGGAAAGACATCTGGCTGCACTCCTGTAGCTTCGGAGTGGTATTTAAGGCAGATAACGCCATTCTGGTAAAACGTTCCGGGGTGATTACCTTCGGAAGGGCTTTCTCAATCTCCGGCTTCATGGCCTTGATCATGTCCGCAATGCTCATGGACTTGGTAAGCTTTACTTCCCCTTTATTTCCTGTTTTCTCTGCTAACGCATCTTTTACTCCCATTCTCTCTACCTCCTGTTATGCAATCTCTTTTACAGTAAATCTTCTGCCGGATGACTCTTTGGCATATTCCTTATAGATATCCGGATGATCTGCTTTCAGCTTTTTCGAATCTACCCGGCTTGATACAATGGATTTCCATGTAATTGAATATTTATCGGAATCAGCCTTCTCCGCATCTTCCATAAAAAGCTTAACTTCCTGCTCAATCTGCTTCTTTTCCTGGTCCAGCTTGTCCTGAAGCTCCAGGATCTCTGATCTTCGTTTCAGCTTTTCGTCAAACCCGATCAGTGGAATGACTTTCTCCGGATCTGACTTTCCATAATATTCTGATAAGATCTTTTCAGCAGCCTCACTGCCATCTGGAGCAGGCATTTTTCTGGCAAGCACGTTGTTATTCCAAAAATCCGTCTCCACTGTGATCAGCATCTGGATAATGCTCTCATCACGCTCGATCTTACGCCAGACAAACTCCCTTCCAAGGATCACACAGGCAATATACCAGGCATCAGCTCCGGTCACAGCCATATAGTGGTGGCACTGGATTTCATAGGATTCCGGAATATGTCCATCTTTCCATTTATCTGCAGAATAGGCGGAAGCTGTTTTACACTCTAGTCCTGCGTTCTCTCCTACAATCAGCCGGTCTACGTTGGCCAGCATAAAAGGATTTTCTTCCATATAGAAAATAGAATTGGCGCGGCGCACTTTTTTTCCGGTCTCCTCCATGAATCTTCTGGCTACATATTCCTCAAGATCACGCCCCTGTCTCATAGACTCATTGTCTTCTTTCTCAGTTACCTCTTCCTGGATTTTATCCTGATATACTGAGATTGCTGTTGCATATGGATTCAGCCCGCAAATACTTCCGGCATCCGAACCGCCGATTCCTTTCTTACGGTACTCCAGCCAGGTCTCATGATCCATTCCTGAAGTCGATACTAATCTGTTTAATTTCATCCTTATCTTCCTTTCTTTAATTCACGTAATTCTTCTATAGATCCAAGGTCTTCATACTCGTCCAAACGGTCTGCCACTGTTCCAAACAATACGGTCTGCTCCTGCTGCCACTCCAAGCGAATAGAAGATGCTCTGCAGCCAGGGATCCTATATCCGATTCCGTTTGGATTTGCAATTGTAATTCTGTTTCTCATACTTGATTTTTCTCTCTTTCTCCTCTACAATAAGAGGGTGATAAACTATTTTTGTCCATTGGACACCGGATCCTGATGAGCTCCCAACTCTCAGGATCCATTTTCTTTCAACAGCCTGGTAAGATGCTCCCTGGCTGCTTCGTAGTTTTTAACGGATTCTTTCATCATTACTTCTTCGCGATAGATATCATAAGCAGTCATTTTGCTTTCTGGAGGTTCCTCCACCCAAACCCGGCATGGATATCCATCTAATCCTATTTCGAAACTTACATGGATTCCGCTTGCTATAGCTTTCTTCGAAAGCTCATATAACTCATCTATCATTTTTTCTAAAACCATGGTCTCCTCCTTTCCAGATTGGTTCTTCTTTTAGGCTACATTAGTACTCACTAATTTTTCAGCACAATCCATATCCAAAACAAAATAAGAAATATATATGGTGCGAATGTAAGTAATTTATCCCACATGTCTCCTCCCTTCTGGCTCTGTGCCCTGTATCAGCATCCATGCAAGCATTGATAATGCTATAGCTCCTGCAACCTGCAGCCCGTCCCACTGCCAGAACGGCAGGTATGTAGCAAGGGTGCCTATGATGACAGATATGATTATGTTACGCTTCACAGCTTGCCTCCTTTCTGCTGCCTTACCCGGCAGCCTTCTTTCTTTCGAAATTATATATAGCCATTGCCAGATCAACTCGCTCCGCTTCAGTTTTCAGTGCCCGTTCCTTCGTCACCTGCGCTTTTGGAAGCTGATCTATCCTGTATGGCACGCCGTCTATGATAAATCTGCGAGTAAATTTGATTCCTATCACAATCACCTCCCCTGCTACTATGGTATGGATTATGGTTGTACGGAGTTACTTCAGCTTTTTCATAACCCCTGTCCGGTTTGTGTACGAACGGTTCTGAGCTTGTTTCTCCTGCTTCTTTACATCTCCAAGCAGCCGTTCCAGATCACTGATCACCTTTCGGTTCTCTTTCATCCAGTTACAGATTGGAGCTGTTGCTTCTTTTATGTCTTTTGCATTTCTCCGCTTACGGCGTATATCCCGCAAGGTAAATCCCTGGCAGATATAGTCATACTGACTGTTTTCGTTGAGCTCGATATTATGTAAAATATCCTGTGTCTGGCGATCCATATCATTTTCTGTGAGAATTGCCAGCCGATTAGACTCTTCACAGGTGCGAAGAAAACTCAAAAAAGCATTTAATTCAGTGCTACAGTTAGCTATTTTAATCACCTCTTTCTGTCGAAATGTCTCGAACTGTGTTGCTTGACTTTCTTCTTTAAGTCTCCTATTCTGTAATTACAGGCACTGCCATGCCTAGTAAACCAACAAGGAGGATCTTATGAAATACAACCCTTTTTTAAGCCCAGAGCTTCAGGAAACTATGAAAAGAATTTCTAACATTCATCTCGAATGTGTACAAAACATTCTGCCCTCAATTGCAACGCCTTCACAGATTCAGCAAATACAGGAAACCTTAGCGACTCCCTATAAAGAACTCATTCAGTCGTATAGTTCCATTATGAGTTCATCGGTTGCCTTTCAACTTTCCCAATTGTCTGAATCTTTAAATTCAGCTATTCATGACAATGTAAGAGCTGGTTTATACAGTACTTTGAGTGAATCATTAAAAAATGCTTTTCCGTACCATGAACTCCAACAACAGATTTTAAATCTTACTCCTGCACTGCATATCCCCTCCAAAACTCTTGACTATCCAGAAAATCTTGGAGGACTACCAAAAGATGACTATGTAATCGTCGATGATCAAGCAGCCAAAACTTATGAATTGCCAGATTCTGTTTGTATTCCCATTGGCAATCGCAGAATAAAGATGCCTACATCAATCTTGCTCTCCATTATTGAAGCAATCATTAGTGCAATCATCACAATCTCCATTGCAATTGCTCAATCTAATCCTTCCTCTGCTGACACACAAAAGAAACAGCTACAAGTTGAGGAAGCTCGATTTCAGCTCCAATATTCTGAAAACGAAATGCTACGGCAACTTCTTCACGATATTGATACATCTTCCTCCAGTGAAGCTGAAACTATCAAAGAACTGCAAGAAACTGTCGAAGAGCTGCATAAACAGTATTCACAGACTCAAGACACATGCTCACCTGTTGAAGAAGGTACTGATAATTCCAAATCGAACGAAGGCACTGATATCCCAAAATAACAGTCATTACGATCGTTGTCACCTGCGTAACAAGTAAAGCTATTCTTAATTCCTTTACTTGTTTTCGCAGGTAAGCGACTTCTTTTTCCATTTTCCCTATGTTCCTTTCTCTCTTGGTTCGTTGTCTGTTGCAAACATCATTGACTTTTTATTGCTTTTCCCCTATCCTGTAATTACAAGTTCCTATTCTCAACTAGCAGCTACACTAAGGAGATATCTATGAATTTACTTCTTTCTACACAAACTCAATCACTCATCACACGCGACAACATTACATTATTGCTTTCCGTCATCGGCGCACTAGGCACATGTATTACTCTTATTTCTTCTTTTTTACATAAAAGAAAAAATTTGAAAATTCATATTACCGACGCAGAATACAACAAAAATCAAAATCAAATGCTATTAACTCTTGCATTCGAAAACCGTTCCCAACTTCCGATTGCTATAACATCTGTGCGCATTTTCTTAAATGGACATGAATTGTCTGCTGCGAAATATCCAATATGTGTCAGTCAATATACCCATCGTCATGGATCAGAAGTTGTCGATAGAAAATTTTTATACAATCTCAACTTTCCCATCACGATTCAACAGTTGGGAGCCTTCGCTGGTAAAATGCTTCTTGAGTTTTCTCCAAAAGAGCTTGAAAATCCTTCCACTCCTTTGACTCTACAAGTTCATTCCACTCGTGGGAAGGTACAGCAAATAGCACTGCCGTGTGATCAGATAAAATATAGTTAATTGTTACATATCCTTCTGTTGGAATTTTTGTTACAGGATCTGGTAAATTCATTTCTTTTGGATATTCCTGTATGTGCCGATTTTGAGTGTTACACTCTGGATTGGCACTTTTCTTTTCGAATTTTCTTTGCCTTTTCATAAAAGGCCACATCTTTTCTCATCTCCTTTCCTGTTACTTCTCCAAATGCCATTGACTTTTCCCTCAGCTTCTCCTATTCTTTTCCTACAGGGTACTGGCATACCTAAATATCAAAGAAAGGAATTAAATTCATGGACTTTTCAATTGTTGCCTCAATTATTGTTTCTTTAATATCAGTTATTGGTTCCTTTGTTGTTGTGTATCTTAGTGCTATACGAGATGTATTCAACGAAAAACAGCAAGTTCGAAGAGAGCAGCTTGATAATTTTTATGTTCCCTTTTATCGAAGATATTGTGCTGGTTTTTTATTTCGAAATCGGTTAAGCCAAATGAGTTTGGAAGCAAGAAATGCTTTTCTTGATTTACTTACCCGAAATATCTATCTCATGGAGCCAACGTCTCAAGCCAAATACAGTGATTTTTACGCTGCATATCTCGACCTTTTGGAAGCCGAAAACGGTAACGAAGATTATTCGCTTGTTGAATGCTCTGATCGTTTTGACCAAGTGTTTAATGACATGACAACATCAATATTGCTTGAGTACAAATGTATATTAAAGAAATGCCATCTCCCAGTCCCTTTAATATAAGTCCGGCTGTTCTATATGATTCAGCATATAAAATACAGGCCCCAATATTAAAAAATAAAACCAGGAAGATTGTAATAAATGTGATTTTTCTCATCTCCTTCCTTGCATTCCGTGTGTTTAGTTTTCTAAACATTCCGAGTAAAAAAATATGCCTGCATTTCTGAAAAATCAATTTTCAATATTTCACAAGATTTAAAGATTTCATCTTGTGAAAACTCCAATTGATTGTTCAACCTCTGGCTTAGCGACACTCTTCCTATGCCAAGTTTTTCTGCAAACGCATCCTGAGTTCCGCAAACCTCTTTAATCTTTCCTCGAAGTTTATCGTATCTCCAGTTCATTTTTTCACCTCCATTCAGTTTAGTTTTCTAAACTAATTATATAATATTCCTTCTTTCTAACTTTGTCAATACTATTTTTTAGTTTTCTAAACTTTTATATTATTTTCTTCATAATATTGTTGCGTTTTCTAAACATTTGTGCTAATATCCAATTATAAGGAGGTACCGCATAATGAGTACAACTTCAAAGAGAATTCAAGAAGGTATGGAATTAAGAGGGCTTAAGCAAGCTGATCTCGTTGAGAGGACTGGAATTAGCAAGGGCG